ATTACGATTTATATCATAAAAATTAGTTATAAAACCTGAAAAACCAGCGTCTGTAACTATATCTGATATAATATCATTAGTAACTGGCCTAATAACCGACCAATCTAAAACAATCGAATCTTCTAATAAAAATCCACTAACAAATGGCGTATTGATATTTAAACCATATAAGCTTGGAGATAAAGTAGTATTTATTGAAGAATCTATATTAGTAGTAACTAAACTTATACTAGATACTTCGAACGCCTTATCATAATCAATTCCTGAATTTGGAATAAACGCCATATATTACTTTACACGTTGATCAGTTTTAAATTTTTATCAAAAGCGTAAAAATCAATAAAATAGCTTGGACTATAATCTTTTGAAGAATTGGGTTTTTCACCTAAAAAAACATTTATAAAACGAGCCTCGCTTCTTAAGATTTTAAATTTTAAAATTTTACCATTTCTAGTTATATTGCAAAGCAATCCATAAACAGATGGATTAGTCAAATAACTAAATAAATTAACAAAATTTATACTAATTGATTGATACATCTTTAAATTATAATTGGCATTTAACACTTCATTTTCTATTATAAAAGAATAATCATAATTTGTATTGATAGATTGAACATAACTTATATCTAATGGAGGATTAGTTATGTTTGCAGTTATTTGAGCATCTGTTAATGCGGAAGACACATAATCATCTGTAGAAAAAACTATTTGTTTTTGATTGTTTTGATTTGGATCTACATATTTATCATCTTCAATTATTTTAAACTTTTCTTGATCGTATTTTAATGCAGAAATAGCATAATCGTTTGCTGAATTTTCTGTGATGCTGCTGATTCTATAAAGATTTTGTTTATCGATATTTTCTTCTAAATAAATAGCAAAATTAGCATCTGACCTTAAATTAGCATAATTACCATAAGTTTCATCTGGAAAAGACGTATAATATAAATCTTTTATACTTGCATATATAGTTTTCATAGCAACTACTGCATATAATGGATTTTTATTAGTTCTATTATCTGTTTCAGTATATAACAAAACATTATTTTGGTAGAATTTAATATATTTACCATCATAAGTTATAGAAAAAACATCAGTTATTTTAAAAGCTCCAGAAGCAACGCTAGAAGCATTAATTTCAACAACAAATGAAGCAGCATTAAATCTAAAGCGATAATATATATCTGTATAACTATTATTTATATTATTAATTTCTGAAATACCAACAGATGTTTCACTAGATATATCAGGGATTGAAAAATTAAGAGAACAATTATTAATATATGATTGATTGGTATAAGCTATTTTATTCCAATCTGATGAAAAACTGCTAACAGCAGTTAATATTTTATTATCAGAAGACGCTGTTATTCCAGATTTTAAAACCCAAGAAAAATACTTTTCACTTATTAATTTCAATCGCAAATTAATATTATCAATTTGTAATATATAAAAAGATAATTCAATTGGCTCTCCCTGAACAACAGAAAATATTTTTATATTTTTACCCAAAGAATCATCAGAAACTGGCCTGTCTATATAAATATAATTATTTTTGAAATCTAAAGAAGTTATCTTGCCATAACTTATATTTGATGTTTTTAAATAATCTGCGACTCTTACAATATCTCCTATTTTTAATAAATTTGCTTCAACACCAGTCGTGAAACTAACAACTTCAGACTCTAGCTTCCCTGTCGCTAAAAACCATTTTCCTATTCTATTTGCTTGATATCTAGAAGTAACACCAAATCCAATAACTTCTTTTTCGATCAATCCGTATTTTTTTATTAAATCAGAATCCTCTACATATACTACTTTATCTTTAAAGTTATCATTTTTATCCAGATAAGAAACTTTTACTATAGAAAATGAATTATTAAAATCACTAGATGTATATGTAAATAAACCATCTTTTACATTTGAATTTGTAAATATATAACTAACAGGTCTAGAAACATCGCTACTTAAACTTAAGTAACCATTTTTAAAATAAAAAATACCTCTAAAAATCGACGATAAATCAGATAAAACTTTTAAACTTTCTGTTTCACTATTTAAAAATATATTAGCTGAAAATCTAGGTTCTAAGAAATCTCCAAAACCCTCTTGAGCAGCTACGCATTTTCCTGATTTGATTTTCAAATCATAATCAAATATTCTAGCAGAACTATACTGTTGAGAAATTTCTTCTTCTGCGCTGTTATAAGTTAAAACTATATTGTCTGTTCTAGATATGTAAGAAATCGCATATTTTTTAACTTTATCTTGTCTATTTAAAATAGATGGATTTCCTGAAACATATGACTGTAAAGCAGTAAAGAATCTTCCACTTTTATCAGATTCAATGAAAGTACGAGGACCAAAATCATTATAAAGTTTTATTTTAGCTGTATAAGTTCCAGTTACCGTTGCCGATACAATAATTTTTTTATAATTAGTATTTATGTTTTCATCAAACTGGTCTTTTATATCATATAAAAATAATAAGGAACCCGTTGGATATTCTAAAGATAATTGAGTTTGATTTATAGCTGTAGCTCTAGTAATCGTTATTGTATTATAATCTACAGAATTTATATCAATTAAATTATTATCATAAGTAAAATCATCTGAAGGATATTTTGTTGAAGAATTTGTTTTTACAAGTTCATCGCAATATTTAGAAATTTTCAAAAGCTCCCATTTATTTAAATCATTTTCATTAAAGAATGTTTTAGCTAAACCATATCTAGAGTTAACACACAAATCATAAAATACCCAAGCTGGATTATCAGACCATTTTAGAGTTTTACTGAAATTACCAGTCCAGTCACCATAATATTCTCTAGCTTCACAATCATAATTATCTGGTACTCTTATTTTTAACAATTTACAGTCATAACTTCTTACTGGTATCGATCCAAAATGTTTTGCGCTTACTTTATTTCTGCACAATACAGAATATGGATTTGAAAAACCATAATTGACCTGTTCAATAACAGAATCAACTGAAAAATTTCTTGATGCATTTCCTGCATTTTTTAACTCTTGAATTGCGCTTATTCTCTGTTGAACGCTATATACACTTAAAATAAATTCAGCAAAAGGATTATTAGCTCTATCTTCATCAGAAATTTCTAAAACTATTGGAATAATAATAGGTGTAGATTTAACTACAAAATATCCTTGAAAGTATAAATATGTTGTTTTTCTCGTTTGCGGATTATTTAAAGCTACGACAAATCTTATATAATTACTATAGGTTTCACCTTTTCCTCCAATATAATACAATAATATTAAAGTTGTTGTGTATTTATTTTTAACATAGTGAGTAAAACAACGAGCTTTTTCTTTTAATGAAATTAATTTTCTATGAAAATCATTATTGACAATCTCAGTAGAGCTTTCATAAAAAGTCTGAGTATCATAATTTTTTGTTATATCAAAATTTAAAGCTGGATCTTTTTCTAAATCATAAACCCTACTCTTATATTCATACAAAGAACTAGCATTCAAATCAGAATTTTTAATTGAATTCCCTAAAAATAAACTAAAATCAGAGGAAGTTACATTGAATAAATTGCTTCTACTATCTTTAACTGAAACATCATTATAATAAACCCCATAAGCTAAAGAAGAATTTGCAGAATTAACCAAATTAGCTGAAGAATTATTTAGCGTGATATAATTAAGAGTATTACCATTAGAGTCAGTTAATCCTTCTATTGGACCTTCACTTATCATATCCACAGATTCATAAAAAGATTCTGAATCAATCGTTGCATTATTACTTCCAGCAGCAATACTTAAAATATCACCTGTATCTTTTTGAACGTATATATTCATTATGAAGCTATTCTATTTGTATTATATAAATAATTAGAAACTACAACTGAACCAATTTTCAATCTGCCATAACCTATAGGAATAGATACGTTTCTTTTAGTAACATTCTCATATCCAGAGAATAATTTAGAATTATTTTTTATATCTTTTGGTGTTTTTGGTGACAATAATTTTGTTATTAATAATTGAATACCTGTAGCAATAGCCATTATAATTAAAGAAACTAAAAGAGTTATACCAAAATCAGATCCTAACACTAAAGGAACTACTTCAATTTTTGAATTTTTATTTAAAATTGGAGAATTCAAATAGTCTGGAGCCATTATCTTGTTATCTACATAAATCAAAAAATGAGATATATACTCTTCCAAAACTCCTAAAGTTTTAATTAATTTTCCACTATTAGCTTCAATAGCATCAAAAGCTTCAGAAACAGTTTTAACATTCAAAGTCCATTCTGTTTTTATAAAATTTTCAAAAATTCCATGTAGTTTTATGTTAACCATATAATTATTATTTACACTTCATTTCTTTGAAGAGATCGTTTTTAACATCGTACATAAGCATGTTTAAATTATGATATTTTTGATATTGAAAATCAGTTTTTGAAAAATCTCCACCATTTGGATGGCTATGAAATAGATAAACTATTCTAAACTTATTTTTTATATCTAAATAGTCTCTAGGCGACATCAAAAAATTATTTTCTTTATTTGGGTGCTTATTTTCTATTTGGATAAATTTATATATATTATCATCTTCTATAATAAAACCACAAATTTCAAATTCTCTATTTTTATTGCATAAAATCTTAATTTCATCTAATAAATTATTTTTTAGTATCGTTATCATAAGGATAAGTTGCTGGAAAAGCTCCAAAAGGCAAAGATGTTCTAGAGTTATTAGCTGATGTTTTATTATCTTGGAATCTTAATAAACACCCATTAAGAGTTTTAGAACATTTGTCTTGCTTCCAAACATCCGTATTCTCTAATGGATTTTTATTTAATACACCATCTTGTAAACATACAAAAAAATTTTTTGGACTATTTAACGGTATTATCAAAGAAGTTTCTTCATCTAAATCCATACTTGGCAATGGATCTATAAAAACAAAATCTCCTTTAGAATAATTTCTTGTTGATGACCATTCTCCTTTATAAGTTAAAGATGTTAAATTATAAGAATTATTACTTAAATTTGTTTTATATCCAGCTAAAAAAGTTTTATCGTTTTGATCTGCAACCGGAAGACCTATATTACTTGTTATTCCAGGATAAGAAGATGTAGATGATACAGAGTCTTTCCATGCTGTTTGAAAAAAAGTGAAAATAAACAAGAAATTGAATTGGAGCTTTCGACAAAAATCGATGTACAAAATTTAAATGTTCCAGCTAGAAAGGTAACAAATGATACTTGTGGATGGAA